GTGCTCTTAGTTTTCTTTCTGTAACAGATACAGTTACTGACTCAAGGTCAAAAGAAACTTCACCAATTTGGTCTTCAAATTCTAATTCTTTGTATCTTCTATAAGTACAGCTAAATTGAGAACCGTACACAGTGGTACCACCAACCGTAGTTGTTAGACCTGAATAACCATCTAATGAATTTGCACCTATTGAACAAGGAACTTGTAAATCAACTTCTAAAAAGATAATACCGTCTTGTGAACAAATGTTATCATATGCTCCACCATTACCTGTTGAAGACCATGTTGTTGATGCTTGAGAACCATATTGTACAATTCCTTTACCATATTTTTGAGTAACTACTCTAAATAATAAATTTCCTGAACCTGCTCCTGAGAACGCACCTGTAGATATAGCATTAACTGTTAAATCTGAAAGGAATGCTTCATTATCCATTTCTTGACCATCAGGTCCGATAAGTTTCCCAGCACCTGCGTTAGAAAAACCAGACATTGCCAATAATACTTTTCTATATTCACCAGCCGTGTATCCTGATTGTACTAATTGTCCTGAAGACCATACAACAGTTTGTACTGAAGATGTTGTAATCGCAGTGTAAGCACCTTTTGAATAATCAAAAAGACCTGCTGGATCCAATCCTGCCTCATTTCCTTCATAAAATCTATCATAAAGGTTTTTATCATTAGCACTATAACCTTGGTTAATACTAGAGTTAGGTTGAGTAGGACCACCAATCGGAGGATAATGAAGAACTTCATTTGTTCCAGCTGCTTGGTAACCTTGGATTTTAGGTACAAAATAGAACAATTTACCGATTGGTAAGTTCATAGCTTGTACAGAAACTAAATCGTTAGCCAACAATTTAGAGAATACACGTCTTACGATTGGAAAAACTACAGTTTCAAATGAACCTGAGCTATCAGTCGCAGCTGCTTCGTTAATTAAGTGAGACGCTTGGTTTTCATATAATTGTGCCATGTTCTCTTTTACGTGCCCTTTAAGACCGTCTAGGAATCCTAATTTATCCCATTTGTTAATTGTATCTTCTTTGATAACTTTAAGGTGTTTCAAACCGATGTTACCAACAAGACCTGATTCTAATAATGCTCCCATTTTTTTATTTTTAAATTGAGTTTATTTTTATTTTATGTATATAAATATACAGTTGTTTAAAAAAGTTTATTTTTATTTAATTTTTGTCATTAAATCCTTCATTCTAAGGAATTGTGGATTTTCATAAGTTTTACTTTCAATCAAGTTACTTGCTGAACCTGTTTGAGGAGTTTTAATAACTTTTCTCTGAATAGATTCTGTTACTACTCCGTTATTTGATCCGCCGTCTAACTCTTTTTTGATTGATTGGTAAAGGTTTTTAGATTCTTTCAAAGACTCAACTCCGTCAAATCTTCTAAGAATATTTATTTTTTCTTGTTTTGTAGTTGAGTGTTCAGTGAACAATCTTGTAGAATATGCCAGGTTAGAATTAAATACTGCAACTTCATTTAATTTTGTTCTAAAGAAATCTAACGCTTTTTTGTATTCTTCATTTTTTTCTTTCAACAAATTAAGTTCATTGTTAACTGATTCTTTTCTGATTTGACTTGGTGCTGTAACACGACCTCTTTCAGCTCTTCTTCTATAAGTCATAGTTCTCGAAGCTTCTTTAGGTTCCATCATGCCTTCTTCTTCATCCATTTCTTTAGACCAACCTTCAAATTCTTCTTCTTCAACATCCATTTCAGTAACTCCATGTTTAATTGAAGGGTATTTGAATTTAGGCCCTTTTCCTGTCATACCTTTTCCACCAGATTTTTTATCTTCATTAAATCCTTTATTATTTACGGAAGATTTAGGTAATCCACTTTTTGGTTTACCAAATCCCATACCTATAGCCTTAAAAGATTCAACAACAGACTCTAACTCTTCTAAATCAACTTCGTAAACGTTTTCATTACTTTCAAATTCAGGTTCGTCAACCTCAAACTTATCAAAGTAACTTTCATATTGTTCAGATTCGTAGTCTTCCTCTTCATCCATTTCTTTAGTCAAAGATTCAAAAGTTTCATCTTCCTCTTCACCCATTTCTTTAGACCAAGATTCGAAAGTTTCATCTTCCTCTTCATTAAGAACTAACTCATACAAAACATTTTCGTTCATGTTTGAACTCATCATTTCTTCTGTATTTGTTTCATCACCACCCGTTCTAATAATATATTCATTCTCACCATCTTTAAGATAAACATCGTCTTCGTCTTTAACTACAACAATACCATCTTGATCACCCATCGCTTTAAATACTTTAAAAACGTCTTTCATAGGTGCCTGTGTCATGTTTAGTGGGGGCATTTCATTATCACCAACTTGTGGCTCTAAACCTTGACCTTCAAAATCTGCACTAAGCATTTCTGATTCAGGTTCTTCTGTCCCTTCAGGATCCTCTTCTGCATCAACCTCAACTTCGTCTTCAACGTCAAATTCTTCTTCGTCTTCAACATCTACTGTTGGTTCTTCTTCTTGTTCACGAATTCTTCTTTTAGAACCTAAAGATTCTCTTACTAATTCGCTGATTTCTTCCTTCATTGTAGAAGCAAGTATTCCTTTTGCGTTTTCGCTGATAGCATCCTCAACAGCCTTAATTTGTAATAAGGTGCTCTCAACTATCGATTTACCATTTTCCATATTCTTTAATAAATTTGCATTACGCTAATCGTTTATTTATCAATAAATATATCATATTTTCAAAAAGTTTAATTTTTAGAAAATAAAAAAGGTGACCTTACGATCACCTCACACAAAAAAAATTAATAAATTATTTTTTTTACTCTATAACTTCGTCAATTTTACTTTCAACAATTGCGGTTATTCTCCAATCCATCGTGTAAGATTCATACGCCTTTGTGACTTTTGCTTCAACATCTGTTGGTGAAAAACCTTTGACTAGTTTTTCCTCTTTCATTTTTTTTACTTTACCTGTGTTCTCATCTACCATGTCTGTGGTAACCCTTGCAACAAAATACTTTTCATCCATAACTTATTTTTTATTTATCCAAATAATCGGATAATCTTCTCATTAAGTCAACAGAATTTTTTAAAGGCTTTGAAATTGATTGAATATTTTCGTGTTCCGTAAGTTTTTCTTCGTACTTAGGTCTATCTTCTTTGTTTAAGTAAAGATATGCACCAGGTGTAGACGGTGAAGAAACTAAGTCAAAACAAATTAATTCAAAATCATCTTGCACTTCGTTTTGGTCTCCTTTTTTTACTAAGGACCCAACACCTCTTGAGGATACCCCCATAGTTACACCTTGTCTCATCATGTTTGCAGCAATATCACCCTTTGATGATACTATACCTCTTTCATGAAATCCTGGTGTAGTTAATAGTTTTATTTTACCCATCAAAACATTATCTTCCCACCAAACATCAGTAATAAGATGTGCAACTCTATCTAAATCTATAAGAGACGATTCGGGGTGGTTTAATTCTGATATAGACATACCACGATTAATCATTTCTTTATATTTTTCGGTTTCTCTTTTTAGGATTTTTTCTGGGTAAATTCTTCCGTTTCTATTTGGAACTCCATATTTTTGAAGTGTGGCGTAAAAAACAAATGGTTTAGAATGGTCTAATTGACCATAGGATTCCTTTATAACTTGACTGTTTCTAAACTCATTTGGGTTTATAATTCCTGCATCCCACTCAACTAAGATACCTTTCCCACTATCATTTGGTCCTAATATTTTCATAATACTTTTTTATGATAAATATTCACTAAGTTCCGTTTCTTTATTTTTTGTTTTACTAAGTGTAAAATACTTTGAGTTTTTTAAATCATCAAAATAAACTGATGTAATAATTTTTTTAATTTTAGACCTTAAAATTAATGATTTAAAATCAATCGTTTTATCGTGAACAAATAAAGTCATTTCTAAATTCAAAAAACTTTTCTTATTTTTTTGAATTCCGCTTGTTCTTAAATCTAAATCCACTATTTGTTTTCTTTCAAATGTTGTAAAATCAGCAACCTCTAATAACGTGTGTTGAATTTGTCTTTTTATTAACCCCGTTATTTTTGTCCAATTTTCTTCATCTGTTATGGGTTCTATCCAAGTCTGTAATACAATATAAATTGATTTTAATTCTTTTGAGTCGACCGTTCCATAGTGACATTTTGCATCATCAAAAACATTTAGTTTTGATGTTTTTCCTTTTTTCATTCTTCATGACTTACAAGTTTATTTTTTAACAATTATAATAAAAAAAATAAAATTTGTCAAAATTTAAAAAAATGGTTACTATTTATATTGTAAAACCAAAAAAATTTATGATTATAATTGAAGTAAAAAATGAAAAGTCTATTGAACAGGCGTTAAAGGCATATAAATTTAAAGTTTATAAAACAAAACAAATTCAAAAACTTCAGGAAAGACAAGAATACAAAAAACCCTCCGTAAAACGAAGGGCCGAAATTAAAAAAGCTCAATACAAGCAAAAGAATCAATTAGATTCTTGATTTTTGTCCTTTTTTCCAAAAATCTTTTCTGTTGACGTAAGACCCAAACATCCGAACGCTAACATAGCAACAGCATTTACTAATGTGTCAGATGGTTTGATGTCTCCATGACTGTAACTATTCACATACAAAGTGATACACAACGAAACACCACATAAGATTCCTATAAATCTTTTTGACGAAGCGTTACCATCACTGTCCATAAATAACCTCGAAGCCTTACTAAAAAATTTTTTCATAGTCCCAAACTTAATTTTTTTAGTTTATAATAATCATAATGGTT